TTTCTTTTAACCCATCATTCATAACCCAATCAGTAACTTCGTTCCATAAGTCAATCATGCTATTGGTTAATTCGCCTATATCATTCAGATGTTTAATAACCTTTGCAAGTAATTCGTAATAACTTAAACTATCATCATAAACGGCAGGTATTGATTTTTGCACCCAATATTGAAAGGATGGAATAGCTTTATCTACATGGATTAAATTAGGTTTACTCATTTTTTTCACTCCCATATATTCATAAATAGATCATTACATTCTTGAATCACTTGCTCGTCTATATTAAGAAACGATTTTCGCCATTCCATTAATATATCAGCATTATACCGCATACTAGCATTACCTAGTAAATGTTCGACATATTCATCCACTGTTTTAATTTTCCCACTCGTTTGGCTAGTAACATCTTCACTGCCTGTCGTACTCTGCGTACCTGTGCTTTCATTTTCTAGTAAACTTTGACCCTCATCATCTGTCATGTTTGTAGCGTAATCCAAATTACCTGATAATCTTGCTTGCGGTGTATCACTATACACGCTTTGATTGGTGTTATTTTGCGTTTGATTCCCTGATTCTTCTGTATTCGTATTGGTATTCATATTGGTATTACTAGTACCTGTGTTTTCGGCATCCTGTTCCGTGGTTCGAGTTTGCGTAATCGTGTTATCCAAGTTGATATTGTAGTTATCTTTATTTACTAACCCCTCTGTTTCGTACAACTGATTATAATACGGCATGATTCGGTTTAACTTTGATTTTAGAAAATGCTTGAATTGACCAATCGTTTCCAAACCGATTTCTCTAAAATAATAATGATCTATAAATTTTTGTTCTAATATTGGTCGGTACGCTTCATCAAAGATGGGGTAGTTAAAGTCAAAGACTTCCCCACCGTTTTCAATGTACCACCGTAATTGCAGGGTAAATTTACTCATCCCTTTTCACTCCCTTTACGGTCCGTTAACTTTGCAAAATTCTCTTTACCTACTGCACCGAACCAATAACCGATAATGGCAATAAGCGCTACTTCTAAGGTACTGTTTTCTTGACCAATTGCCACCATATAAATATAACCGATAATGATTGCTAGTGTAATGACAAGGTGTGCTAACACGTAAACCACCTCCATTCTTAATTTACTCATCATCTATCACCTCCTCATCTTCATTTTCGGTTTCAGCTTTAGGAATGTTAAATTCTACACTAATATTTAATCCAAATTTATCATTTATCTGTTCACATGCTAATTGCCTTGCTTGAAGCATGAAATTTCTACTCATTTCTATTTGCTCATCATTCGCTTTTACTTCATCTGTAATCATACGCTCTTTTTTATCTTGCCTTGCATTTCCAATTCCTAAAAAATTCATCGCTTCATTCCAAATATCTCGTTTATAATCTTGTAATTTATCCGCAACAAAAGGAGCGGTTGTTTCAATAGCACTAATACTGTTAGGGTCAAAACCATTTTTATTACCAAATATAAATGGTTTATTACCTTCATACTGCTCATACGCATTAATCATGGTTAATCGTTGTGATTCATCAGCTAATATTAAAATAGGTGTTTTCTGTGCATGAATATTAACATCACTTGTCCTTTCTGCATGATACAACCGTTTGGCGTATTCATCAATAATCGGGTGTAATGGTTGACGTGCAAAGTTATTCCAAATTGGTACACAATCCTTTTCAGTCATAGCCTTGCTATAATTAAACGATACGGCTTGAAAAAATTGTGGTTCACCATAAACATTTAATTGACCATACGTGAATGGCAGGGTTAAATAACCTAAATTTTTATCTTCAAAAAATAATATTTTCCCTTCCTCATACATTTTCACATTTAAAAAACGCTCGTTTACACTATCGGGTAAACCATTCCACTTAAACATAGATAAAGCATAATCACGTAACCGATTATAATACATCCAATACGTATCGTAATTCTCTAACATATACTGCCTTTTCTTCCTACTCATTGTTTTCACCATCCATTCAATGCACCACTCAACCATAAATGAATTAATTCACCATCACCCTTATTGCTAGGTGGTGTAGGTGTAGGTGGGTTGTCAAACTCTAATTCATTGATGACTCGATTCGCAAAGGCTATGCGGTTAGGCATGCTTTCTTCCCCTGCTTGTCGGTTCGGTCGCTCGTAATTCCATGTAAATGCTTCCGTTAAATACTCAATGGACCAATTACCTGTGTTTTGTCTAAATTCACTAAATGATAGAGGGTACTCACTTGTCGTGATCCATTGGATATTGTTTTCTACTTCATAATCTATTCTTGCCAATTGACTGTTTCCACTTCTCGGGCTTAACCCATTTTGTACTGCCCAATTCCAATATTTTGACCTAGGTGTCCATTGCACCAATCCATACCCTCTATCTTCCTGCCATCCATACCCATACTCATACATATCAGGGTTGATGGATGATTCTACACGCATATTCCCGCATAAAGCAGCAATGCTTTCAGGTGTCCAATCCGTACCACTAAAATGATTGGCTACAATTTGCGCATTGTGTAAACTCTGTTCCTCACTTAACCATAATTGATAGGTGTCATACCATTCCATAACTACACCTCATTATTCGCAAGGGAATAGTCACCAACATAATCACCATGCCAAAGCGTAATACCACTATCAAAGATTTCACGTAATTTCACTAGATCTCTTTGCGGTACTTTTCCAACAATATTAGCACCAATGGTACGAATAAAATTGTAATGTTGTCTCGTTTTTAGATTAGGTACTTTTAATTCATGCACTTTATACCCATACATTTTAAAATAGTCGGTTAACTTCTTACGATATTCAGGTTTGATTTCTTTCTTTACCACATAAATACCCTTATAACCATTCCCAAAATCAAAAGAAGTGTTTCCACCCATACTAGATAATTGAGGTGGTACGTTTTTAATATCTTGTAACTGTGATTCAATTTGCTGAACCTGAAAATAAGTACTACCAATAGAACCACCTAAACCAAGCAAACCGCCACCAATTGCACCGGGTACACCGCCCACCATAGCACCACCAACCACACCACCAAGCGTTGAACCACTCGACAATACACCGTTAAAATAAGCACTTTGTTTCTGTGTCTCAATGCTATTACGATTTCCTTGTAGGTGACTTGCTAAATAATCGGTAACAATCGGTAAATCTTGCGGATCGTTGTTAATCACACTGTTTTCCATTGAGACAATACTTTTCTCGTTCGATTCTAGCTTGTTTGTGTTGTAATCTCGTACTCGGTAGGCTACCTTATTTTGCACACCTAGTGACCCAATGGCTTGTACTTCTAAATTAGATCCATTAATTGATTCAGGTTTTAATTCTAAACGATTTCCTTTAAAATCGGTTAATTCGATAACGTTATACGGATACATTCGCAATTTTGATTCACTTACACTAGAAAACCCTGCATATTTATCCCCGAAGTCATGGATTGTTCCACTATACGATAAATGTTTCACCATAATGGTATTAATGTTTTGACTTGAATCATCTGCAATAACCACACTTAAAAAGTTGTTGCTAGATAACTCTATCACACCATTACTATTACGATTCGGGTTAATCCCAATATAATCCGTGATATACATACTTACAATATTGTTAACCGCATTTTCTTGTGTGTAAATACTCGTTAATAAATCTTGTACTTTGGTTAATGCAACCGTATTGCCGCCAATAGACACGCTCGGTGTATTCCCATCTAAATAAAATGGGTGTACATAATAACTAAGCGGTTGCGGTACACCGTTATAAGTAGCATGTACGCCATCATTTACTTGCCCTCCTGCTGGCGACAACGTTTCTTTACTTACAATTACTAAATAATAATGATCTCCATACGGTTGCCATTCCTGAACATCTACAATATCGTACTCATTCCCATAGTCCACACTTTCAGGAATCGTATTAATAACAGGTGAACCGTTGCTATTCCATCTTCTTGTATGTTCCCTTTCTACAAAAGAGGGTTTCCACTCGATGTCAAACTGCCATGTTTGAAATACATCTATCTCAAATGAAATAGCCGTGGTATTCGGGTTCACGTATTCCATGTCAGTAATGAACGCATAAAACCATTTACTCGAGTAATTGTCGTTTTGAAACATCATATAGTTACATTCTCGTAAGCTATCCACTTGCTTATCTACTAAAACATTACTGTTTTTACGTTGGTAGGTAAATTCATTAAACGAGTGTTCTACTTTAGAAAGAAAGTAGGAAGTTTGCGCATTCCTACTTGTAAAGGTTCTCTGATTATCGTAACGCTCGGTTAATGGAATACCTGATAATAAACGGACCTTTGTATCAGGTTGTACCATGTTTATGCACCTGCTTCAGTTGGTATTTTAAAACGCACGGCATTTTGGAATTGAGAAGTAGATAATATTTGGTGGTGGTGTAACCAGTAATTCCAGTAATCCCCTTGACCGTTATATTGACTTGTCGTTTTGAAATTGGTGTCCCAAACCATAAACCAATCTTTATCAACTAGCAAGGCTTGTGTATCACCCATTGTTCCAAAGTCATCCACAACTATTTTCTGAATAGCAGGATCTATTTTATTCGTGTTAAATACCCAAGCAAGAACATCTGTATCCATAAAAGTGTCTACATTCTTATGCACCAATAAAACTTGGTCGCTTTTATCTGTGAATGTTTGCACACCCTGTGCATTAAACTCATCAGAAACAAACGTAAAATCGGTACTTGTTTGCTTGATCGCACGGAATAGGTCCATAGCACTTTCTTTATCGGTTACTTTAGGTGTTTCAATAACGGAATAATTATTCTCGTAATCCGCCATTAATTGCTTCATTAAAATGTATTCGTCATGGTTATCACCTGAATACATACTATTCATGATAGATACAACTAATTTCCCTAACCCATCACTAGATAAGAATGCTCGTCTTAATTGCACTTCTTGAATCGTAACTTTATAAAAATCTTCTCTGTTAATACGGTGAAAGATTGCTTTTGTATCAGGTATCTCACGTTTGAATACCTCGTTTTCAGCTACTTCAATGTCATAAGCATGCGCTTTAGCCATTTCTGTAAAGATTTCCTCTACATCTTGTCCGTATTCTAGCATACCTTTTTTAAATTTTGCTAGGCGGTTCTTTGCCATCTTACTAGATACTAGCACCAAACTAATACGGTTAACGAGTGCATTTAAAAACTCATTCTTTGTTACATCATAGGTTAAAATAGCATTACCTACTTGTGCAATATTATCTCTCGTTGCTTGCGGTATCCTCGTTTGATAATCTTCACTAGCGTTTTCCCAAATCGTATTTAATACAGTAATATTATTCGCCATTCTCTAATCCTCCTAAATCCATAATAAGATCACCATATGTTAGTGGTTCCGGTGTATTCAATTTCTCTGATTCTACGGGGTTGCCTTGTCGTAAAAATAGATCCATATTTGTTTCTTTGAGTGAAGTAATTTGCTTTTCATATTCCTCATGTTTTTGCTTGAAACTATCATTAGCATGGTAGATCGTTTCTACTTCCTTCTCTAAATCTGCTAACGTCTTGGTAACCTCTGCTTGATTATCTAAGTTGGTAGCTACATTTTTAATTAATGCCTTCAATTCTTCTAATGTCATTGTATTGTTAACCTCCTTTATCTCTAGTATAACATAGAAATGTAAAATTTCCCTATTTATTTTGTCGATAGTAGTTGACAACATTTTCAACCCATGTTACTATTAAATTGTCGGTAGCGACAAATTATAAATGTTAAAGGAGAAATGTAAAATGTCAGAACAAAACCAAGTAGCAAAGCAGGAAGCAGGAACAGTCATTCAGCAAGTGGATGGGAAGTTTATTAGAAAGGCTGTTTACCAAGCATTTTCTAGCGTCAACCCTACCACGAGAGAGGAAAAGATTAATTTATTTAATTTGCTGGAGGGTGAAGGCGCTTTGGCTATGAATGACCATGTAGGGGAAAAGTTTAACCTCGTTGACGTGGTAACTAATCCTTATGACCGTGTAGACGAGGAAACAGGGGAACTCGAATACGGGGCATTGACGTACTTATTCACGGATGATGGGAAAGTGTATGTCACTTCTTCTAAGAGTGTATATCACACGATTCAGAATTTAATGAAGGTATTTGGTGAACCGCATTACAATGAAGAAGAAGCACCAATCTTGCAAATCGTGAAGCGACAAGGACAAACACATAAATATGTAGACGTGAAAGTTATAGGGTAAAGAGGTTATACGGGTGGACTTGTTCCACCCTATTTTTGTAAAGAAAGGGTGAAAATTGTTGAAATTTACAATTGAAAGAGCAAGTGAAATTGGTGAAGAAAACAAGTTTATTAAGGAATTTAACTCAATTGAAGAACTAATGATTTTTATTAAAGATACAGGTTTTAGTGTCCTTATTTCAGATGACGGTGTGATAACGATTTATGATGACTGGTTAGAATGAGGTGAATGAATTGAAAAGTGAGAGAGGTATCTACTATAACATATTAGATAGTGATTACACTGCTAACTTATCAGGTATTACCTTTTATTTTACAAGTATGGTTTACCGAGATAAATTTATAGATCGCTCTA